CGTAACCCCAACTTCCGAGTACTGATAGTCTCACAGACACAGCAGCTCGCAGCAGACTTTCTCTACGCCATCAAGCAGCGACTAACGCATCCGATGTATGCAGACCTCCAGAGCGCTTATGCAGCTGGCGTAGGGTTTAACTCTAAGACGGCCTCTTGGCAGGCAACCCGTGTCACCTTTGGTGATGAGCTTCGTGAGTCTTCCGAAAAGGATCCAAACATCGAAGCCGTCGGTATCGGCGGTCAGATTTACGGTAAGCGTGCCGATATGATTATTGTCGATGACGCCGTTACCTTAAAAAACGCTAATGAGTTTGAGAAGCAAATCCGGTGGTTGACCCAAGACGTGCGTTCCCGTCTTAACCCAACCGGTAAGTTAATTATTATTGGTACACGAGTAGCCTCGGTAGATCTATACCGCGAGCTACGCTCTGAGGATAGATACCCAGGCGGCCTTGTCCCTTGGAAGTATCTAGCGATGCCAGCCCTGCTTGATGCAGATGAAGACCCTGACAAGTGGGTTACCCTTTGGCCTGCATCGGACGCACCCTTTGATGGACAGGCAGAATCGGATAAGAACGATGACGGCCTATACCCACGTTGGTCTGGTCGTAACCTTTACAACGAACGTCAAGCGATGGATGCTAGTACCTGGGCTTTAGTCTACCAGCAGCAGGATGTATCCGAGAACGCTGCCTTTGACCCCGTATGTGTAAAAGGTTCTATTGATGGAATGCGTAAGGCTGGCAACTTAGTTGCAGGCCACCCAGGACATCCACGAGACTTAAACGGCTTTACCTACATCTGTGGGCTAGACCCTGCGATGATTGGCGATACCGCAGCTATCTGCTACGCCATTGATAGATCAACGAGCAAGAGGTACATAGTAGATGCTATCAAGATTAGCCGTCCGTCTCCAGCCGATATCCGTAATCTTATTTTTGATTGGACATCCCTATACTCACCGTCCGAATGGATTGTCGAGAAGAACGCCTTCCAGTCCTTCTTAACGCAGGACGAAGGTATCCGTATGCACCTAGCATCACGCGGAGTGCAGTTTAAGGAACACCATACCGGCTCTAATAAATGGGATGCCGGTTTCGGTGTGGCATCTATGTCTACCCTCTTTGGTACCAAGCAGTTTGATGGTAAGCACCATCGAGATAACCTAATACACCTTCCATCAGATCAGACCGAGAACATCAAGGCTCTGATTGAGCAGTTAATTACCTGGACTCCAACGACTAAGGGTAAGACCGATATGGTGATGGCGCTCTGGTTCTGTGAAATCCGAGCACGTGAGATGCTCAACTTCGGACAGTATGCAACCCACCATATGAAAAACCCTTTCCTCTCTCGTCACGAGATAGGTAAACGCACAGTGATTAACTTAGAAGAAGCATTCGCAGAACAAAACAAAATCAGAGTAATTTAGGGAGAAACTGTGGCAAAAAAGAAAGCCAAGCCTTCGTTAAAAGAAGGCCTTAAGGAAGATGCAAGACTTATCGGTAAAGGCGCAGTAGCAGGATTAGTAACTGTAGCTAACCTAATTCCTACAGGTCGAGCAGCAAAAACCGTTGCTAAATTTGCATCTCGTTCAAAGGCAACAAAACTTGCTTCCGGTGCTCCTAAAGTAAAGACAAGAACATTTACTCAAGGAGAAAGAGCTAGGATTACAAACACTCCTCCTAAGAAGTCTAAGGCTGGACCCAACTCTCCAATTCGTGGTACTAAGGTAGAGGTTAAGTATAAGACTAGAGAAATTACTCCTAGTCAACAAGCAACATATACAACAGGTCGTACCGTTAGAGAGACTACAAAGAAAGCCGGAACCTACGCTAAGGGCGCTGTAACTGCTGCTTATGTTACTAACGAAGCAAAGAATGCTAAAAAGAAAAAAGACGCTCCTAGAAACGCTAAAAAGGCGGGTATGTAATATGGCACAAAAGAAAGAAACCGACTACCGTGCTGGTAGCGCATTGCTTAAGAAGCAACTAGCAGCACGTGCTGGAAAGCCTATTGGACTTCCTTCAAAGAAAAATGTTGTTAGCGCTGCTAAACAAATTGGTGGAGCGGCTCTTCTTATTGCCGGACCAGGTAAAGTAGTTAAAGGTGCTCAAGCAGGAGCAAAAGCAGTTGTTAAAGCAGCAGCAAAAAGACAAGGCAAAAAAGAAGTTGCCAATACTAAAAAGGCAGTTCGCTACGTTGTAGAAAAAGTACAACCTAAAACTATTGCTGAAAATAGCGTAAAAGTACGCAGAGGAAATCCTGCTGAAGCTAAAAGACTTAATGAACTTAGTAACAAAAGAACACAAGATATTGCAACTGGAAAAAGAGCAAAGAGCGAAGAGGCTTCAGTAAAAAATATAAAGCCAGCAAAAGTTGTAAAAATCAACTCAGGAACATCAAAGTCTTCAACTAAAAAGAAGTAAGGACCCTACATTGTTATCAGTCAAAGAAGTTGACGCGAAACTATCGCGGCTACGCCAACGGTCTGCATCACGCGACCAGCGTATGCGCGACGTGCTTTCGGTACGTCAAGGAGATATCTCAAAGGTATTTCCATCTATGTTCTCCGAGGACTATCCTAAGCCTCTCGTTGCCAACTTCATTGACGTAGCAGCACGCGATCTAGCAGAAGCAATGGCACCACTGCCATCCTTTAACTGTTCAGCGACCAATATGGTTTCCGATACGGCCCGTAAAGGTGCAGATACTCGTACCCGCATTGCCAACTTCTATGTTTCAAACTCTGACCTACAGCTCCAGATGTACACCGCAGCCGACTGGTATAACACCTATGGTATGTGCGTTGGTATGGTTGAGATGGATTACGATGACAACAACCCACGTATCCGTATGCTCAACCCATTCGGTGTCTACCCAGAGCTAGACCGTTACGGCAGAACATTATCTGTGACTCAGGTTATTATTACCGATGCAGAGTCTTTGGCAGCGCAGTACCCAGAGTTCTATGAGCAAATCCTTGGTCGCAACCAGTACCAGCTATCTTCACCGTATGTGTCAATGGTTCGCTACCACGACAAGGATCAAGACCTACTCTACTTACCAGAGCGTAAGAACCTAGTCCTATCTTCAACACCTAACATTCTTGGTAAGTGTATGGCACGTACCGTAATGCGTTCATCCCTAGACGGAGAAGCACGCGGTCAGTTTGATGATGTACTCTCAGTACAACTCGCTCGTGCTCGCTTTGCTATCTTGCAGATTCAGGCAGCTGAGAAGTCTATCCAAGCACCTATTGCTATCCCACAGGATGTGCAAGAACTTGCACTTGGACCAGATGCAATTATGCGTTCTGCTAACCCACAAGGTATCCGTCGAGTACCACTTGAACTCCCACCTGGAGTCTTTACTGAATCCGGCGTACTAGAGCGTGAACTTCGTATGGGTGCTCGTTACCCAGAGTCTCGTTCAGGCAACATCGACGCATCTGTTGTTACAGGTCGTGGTGTGCAAGCACTTCAGGCTGGTTTTGATACACAGATTAAGGCAGCACAGGCGCAATTTGCTCGACTATTTACAGAGCTTGTTTCTCTTTGCTTTGAAGCAGATGAGAATGTATTTGGCGGTATCCCAAAGACTATTAAGGGATCTGACGATGGAACACCGTATGTACTTAAGTACATCCCATCACGTGACATTAAGGGCGAGTACGGCGTAGATGTCCGTTACGGCATTATGTCCGGTATGGATCCTAACCGCGCCATCATTGCTTTGCTACAAATGCGTTCAGATAAGCTCGTTTCACGTGACTATGTACGCCGTGAGATTCCAATGGACCTTAACGTTACACAAGAGGAACAACGTGTTGATATTGAAGAGATGCGCGACTCTTTGCGCGTTGCTGTTGCTCAGTACGCTCAGGCGATACCGGCACTCGCGGCGCAAGGCCAAGACCCTTCACAGATTATCGGGCGTATCGCAGCTGTTATCCAAGGTCGCCAAAAGGGACAAGCGCTAGAGAACATTATCGAAAAGGCATTTATGCCAGAACCAGCCCCAACCCCAGAGATGCCACCTATGGCACCAGGTATGGAGCAACAGATTCCAGCAGCAGGTGTGGCCCCCGCTCCTGCCTCGCAGCAACCTCCACAAGAACAAGCTGGTCAGGCCCCTGCTGCTGGTCAACGTCCAGATATAGCCCAACTACTAGCCGGTATTTCCGGCGCAGCTTAAGCGAGGGAGGTGTAAATATGAACAAAGGATCACGCGCAGCCGCACCAATGGCAAAGCCAAAGGAAGGCAAGATGGACCATTCCAAGCCAGCAGGTGGCAAGGTAATGGCATCAATGATGCCAGCAGGTCGCCCAGGCAAGAAGACAAAAAAGGGTTAATAAATTTAGTGGAAGGTGTATGGGACGATGGACAATAATAGAATTCGTCGTCCTATACGCTCTTCTGACTTTGTTGTAGTACTTGCAGAAACTGCGTATAATTTATCGCAGGTTGTATCAGGATTTTTTGAATCATTATTAGAAATAAGCATTTACCATTCTAACCATAAGACTGAAACTAATCAGGCGTGGGAAGAGATGGCACAAGACCTAGAGACTTTAGAGGAGGACCGATGACAACAGCACCAATGAATCCATTGGCAGGCGTAGCAGGTCCTGGAAAATACTCAGTACGCACAGATAACCTTGATATGGGTTCAATCGCATACGGAGAAGGTAAAGAAACAAAAGACATTAAGTCAGCCGCTCCGCTTGGTAAGACTGGAAATGTAAAAGGAACACCAGCATCTGCTGTACGTGAAGCAGCAATTACACCGCTTTATGCTCCAACAGAGCGCCCAGATACACCTATTCAAGAAGGCATTGATATGGGACCAGGTGCAGGATCTGAAGCGCTTATGATGCGCCAAGAAGATGACACAAACTTTCGTACTGCTATCTCAGAGTATATGCCTGTATTAAACTTTATATCAGATCAACCAAACACGTCACCTGAAACTCGTGCCGCTATCAAGAAACTAATGGACAATCTGTGAGCGTATGGAACAGAATTGGTGATGTAGCCACAACAGTAGGCAAGACCGTAGCAAGCCCTGTAACCAACCTCGCTAAATGGGGCGGAGAAGTTGCAGGCGGTGTTGGAAGTGCAGCGCGTTTTGCTTGGGATTTTGGAACTGCACCTTGGAACTCTGCTGATGAATACAATGGCTTTGTTCAATCATTTAAGACTGCATCAGAACCAGAAGCTAAAGATATAATCAAGCCTTTAGCATCTGCTGCTGGCGCAATAATGAAAGTACCTCTTGTCCAACCAGCGCTTGAGCGTATCAATAATATTAACCAAGAGTATATTCGTCAACCTCTTTCCACTGTTGCACTTGCTGTTGGTGAAGTCAATAAGCGAAGCGTTACAGGCGAAGGTCCACTCATTGCAGAACTTGGTTATTTTGACCCTAACCTATGGCGCAAGGCTTACAAAGGCGCACAAGAGATTTCATTTGGTCAGGCAATCGTAGGAAATGCACGTTCTGTATATGACCCAAAGTTTAATATCTACGATCCAGCTCAACGTGATGCAGCTTTTAAGAAAAGCGCTTGGGGTAAAGTTGCATCTGGTGGAACTGACTTAGTACTTCAGTTTTTTGGTGACGTTACTGTTGTTGGTGCTAAAGCTGGTATGGCACTTAAGGCTAGCAAACTAGGCGTTGGTAAGTTAACTAACGCTAATGCTGTAGCAAAAGCAGCAGAAGATATTACCAAGGCCCAGTATGGCGTTAACAATCGCTTTACTAAAGTGATAGATGACTTTACAGCTAACGATTCTACCTACGCACTAAGCCATCCAATGGTTAAGTCTTCATCTGAACCAGCGTTACTAGCACATTTGCTAGGTGACTCTGTAGATCGTGATGAAACAGCAATGATTCTACGTTCTGCTCTGGGTGATCCTGCAGCAATGGATGAATTGCGCCTACAACGCGCATATATCACAGATGCTTTAGAAGCAGCTCGTGCCGATTTAGATACAGTCACAGAGTTTAAGCTCTTTGCAGCTCCAGATGGTAGCGGTATGCTTCCATTTTTGAACGATGACCCTGCAGTTATCAAGGCAGCGCAAGATAATTACTCATCTTTGATTGCATCTGATAAATACTTCGCCAAGTTTATGCAAATCGGTGAAGGTGGCGGTACACTTACACGCACAACTGGTAAGGCTCTACAAGGCGCAGAAGATTTTGTAGCTAAAGCACGTGCAATTAAATTTTATGACCAAGCAGTGGGTGCCTCTAAGGTAGAAGTCTACCAGCCAACACCATTTCACAGACTATACCAAAAGGTTTCTTGGCTAGGCGGAGAACGCCCTGCTGGACTTGTTGACTTTAACGACCCTGACTCATATCGTGAGATTGTAGCAACCCTTGGTCGCGTTGGTCCAAGCGATGCTATAGCAGGAACACCTGCAAAGGTAAGACGCTTAGGCCTTTTAACTCAAGAACAGTCAAACAATTTACTTAACAACTACATTGGTGCCGCTACACCAGAAGCTCGCTTTATTGCAACCCAGAATCTTGAAGAAACTGTATTGCGCTCACTTGCTGCAAAGCACGGCATTGAAGAAGAAGCAATCAATACTCTTTACAATGATTACAAGGGTGCTCGAACATCTGCTCTTAAGTCAATGCAAGATCGTGGCTTTATGGTAGATACTGATGGTGGCATTATCAAGGTTCAGCAGTTAGAATCTCAAAGCGCAAACTTCTTACCGTTAATGGATTTTGATTTAGCAGATAGAATTATTGGGCGCAACGCTGCAGGTATTAATGCTTTCCTTGGTAGAAAAAAAGATGGTTTGTTTAATACTGCCGATATCGTTCAAGACTTGTTTAAGGCAGGAGCTTTGCTTCGCCTTGGTTATACCCAGCGTAACACCATAGATTCTCAGCTTCGTATTGCTGCATCTGTTGGTGCTATGGCATCTCTTCGTCACCTAGGTCCTGGAATTAAAAACATTGTAAATAATACAAACAGTAACCTTTCTAGACTTGTAGATAGAATTAACCCTCTTGGTGAAAGACTAAATTTTGCTGATGTTCAGAGGTCAAGTATTGGTGTTATTCGTGAGCTTGAAGAACTTAAGTCTAAGATTGGTGCAGGAGAAGCTAGACTATCTCTTTTTCCAGATGACGTTGATTTAATGGGTGAGGTAAATACTCTTAAGTTATTACAAGAAGAAAAACTTGCAGTCTATAATAGCTACGCACAAACTCTTAGTAGTTCAAAGAAGGCAAAACCTAAAGATCGTATTGGCAGTGGCTCTTTTACGGTAACTACTTCTGATGGTCAAGAGTATATTCTTGATGACTCACTTGGTGGACCTCTTGCAGATATGTACCGCAAGATTGCATCTTCTGCCAATTCATTTGAACGTATGGTAGATAGCAATACAGATATGTATGCCAAAAAACTTTCCTCAAAAGGCATAGCAGCTATTCGCCCTACGAATCCAGGTTACTTTGAACAATGGTCACAAACTCTGCGTCAACAGTTTGGTAACTCAGCAGTAGTAAGAAAACTTGCTAAAGGTGAAACTATTGATGATATTGCCAAGTGGTTAAAATCATCTCCCGAAGGACGCGATTTACGTCGTCGTTTATCTATTGATTCAAGTGATTCTGTAGAATATGTAACTCGTATTAGCAACTTCTTTGACACCTACCTTCCGGTATCTTCAAACCTTCGTAGCAAGTTAAACGATATAACTGCAGATGATTTAAGAACAACCTTTAAGGACCCAACAGATTTGCCTATTATTCACGGTCATCTTCTTGAAGAAACGTTTTTTAACAAAACACAAAACATAGGAACAAGATTTGTCAATAGCGCCTTTAAGTTACTTGCAACTCTTCCTGAAGACGCTCTAGCTCGAAATCCTTTATACACTTATTTTTATCGTCAAGAAGTAAAACGCAGAGTTGATGTTGTAGCTGGACTCAAGGGAGATAGAATCTCAGTAGAAGACCAGCAAAAGATTATGTCTGTGGCTCGCAAGATAGCTCTTCGTGAAATGAAGGGTGTGCTCTTTAATATTGAGCGCAAGACAAATTTTGCTACCCTGATGAAGTACATTAACCCATTCTTTTCAGCACAGGAAAACGCATACAAGACTTGGATGAAGTTTGCTGTTTCTAATCCAGCCATTATCAATCGTGGATACCTGTTGTGGCAATCGCCAAACAAGGCTGGTCTTGTAACAGATCAAGACGGAAATATAGTTCCAGAAGGTCAAACCTCTGGTAGCGATATTATGTACTTTTCAGTACCGGAAGGTATAACACGAGTAATTCCAGGAATGGCTTCTCTTAGCGAGTTTGGTATTCCTAAAGCATCTTTGGATATTATATTTCAAGGCGGTATGGATGCTTTGTATAGCCAAGGTAATCCTAACTTGTTCAGTGATATCTTCCCAACAGGTCCTTACGTTGCGGTGCCTATTGCTGAGATTACAAAGAATAAACCTGATGTAAGAGAAACACTCAAATTCTTATTCCCATACGGATATCCTAAAGATGTAGCAGGGGGCTTCCTGCCAACGTGGACAAAGAGATTAAGCACTCGTTTTGCGGGTCAAGATGACCCACAATTCGCTAAGTCATATCTGTTAATTTACAATACTGAACGCCAAAAGGCAGCCGAGCAAGGAATCCCTATGCCAAAGCCAGAGAAGATTCTTAGAATGACTAAGGATTACTGGAACTTGCGTACTTC